AATTTTTAATGTGCCAACCTGCCAATGCCGACATTTCTGGGTCTTCCAAAATTGGCAAGAGTTCTGCGATCTGATACCTTCTTTTCCGCGCCCAGATTGGAGTTGCGTCTACTTGCTGCGGAGTCTCGATGGAGAAAAATGTATAGTCTTGACGCAGGAATTCTGGTTTCCAATCTCGCGTGTCATCCCAGCAAAGTGCAGTAAACCCAAAGGTCGTATTCTCATGCACGACCTGCGCGATGATGTCGTTCAGCCCTGACCACCCGCGAATGCATTTTGTGATCTCTTCGCGGAACACTTTCGTCTTTTGCTCGGAGTCGATGCTCTGCACTGGGAATTTCGAGTAAGTCAGAGTTGATGCCGCTTCGATGACTTGCTTGAACGGAGGCTGAATTCGCGAAATCAAAATTGACAAGAATCCCGTTGGGCGATTGCTTCGCCAATTCTGACCCATCGATTCCAACTTCTTCGGTGAGTATGGAGGTTCGTTGTTGAGCTTTTTCTGGATCAGCGCATTTTTGCGGTTCCGCTCAAGATTTTGTTGTTTCAATCGCTTGTAGGCAGAGAAGGCTTGCTCCGCATCTCGAAATGTTCTGCGTACCTTGAGAGACTTGGGATCGACAACATCGGAACTGTCTGTCCCCTGCCCATCTTTGATTTCCAGATTAACTCGCTGATCCTTGTCGCTTCCATCGCGGAGGCGAGGTGCTTTGGTAGCGTAGGTATTAGTGACAATTGCTGGGATTGGTTTGGATGAAGTAGTCATGTTGTTTGTTTCAGCCAGCATTTTGCTGGCAAGTCGCCACTGGGTTCAAAATGCTCGGAGTCGAAAAAGACTGCACTTCTGTTATCGTGCCGCATCACCGCACAACCACCGAGGCGAGGAGTCGAATTAGTGTCCCTCGCTTTGCGGATGCTGGTCGAGACCCTGTCGGCAGCAACAATGCAAGCACCACAACCTGCTCGCCAATTAATGTTCCTCGGACAATCAAGACAAGTTCTTGCTCTCGCCTCTGCGAGTTCGTCACTGACAAGTCGAACTTGTTTGTTGGAATTTAAAATGTTCTTCGCCCAAGTTGTAATATCCCCAAGCAATTCAGATTCGCGATTGGGAGGAGTAACACTCGTAACTACTACCATGTCAACGCCATGACAATAGGTTGGATAATTACCGCACAAGAAAGCATGGATGTCACCTTTAACATCGCCAATCGGCAGGTAATTCTCGGCGCGATAAGACTCTACTGTCGAATACAATTCGTTGAGGGTATTAGCCTCAAGAAGTACCTCGCCATCCTTATAGTGCCACCCACCGGGTGGTTTAAATCCATGAATCGGTGTCGCCATTTTTTAACGCATAATCTCTGTTTTTAACTCCAATATTAAAATTATCAAGCAATTTTTAACTCAAATTTAAAATTTATTCCGAAAAGTCAACATATCCCATGCTTTCAATGCTCTGCATCGGTTTTTCAAATGACTTCTCCTTCTTCGGTTCAGTCATCGTTGCAACTAATCCTTCCCTCTGCCTAAACAGATACACCAACAAACTCAATGAATCCAGTTGGTCAGGAGAGTTCTGCCTCGTTCTTTTAACAAAGTCGCCTTTACTTTCAACCCTCACAAGTCCTTGTCCTGCTTGCTTATACCTTCTTGCAATTGCCTGCCTGACCAAATCTTCGTTAGCAAAACTGGGTGATATCTTCAAGTATTCAAACTCCAAATATTTCGACAGACCAAAAATTAATTCAGTCACCACTCCTGAATACAACTCGTTTGCCCTCTGCGTGTCCTCACCCAAGATATTCGTCTCGCTTGCCGCCCATGAGTAGTTAACGCCCAGCACCTCTTTGCCAAACAGACTGCACAAAGCATCGCTAATGCCTGCGCCATTTCCCGTGCGGTCAACGCATAGCCAATTTGGAGAAATCTTCATTTGCTTGCAGAAATCCATGATCTGCTTCGTCTGCTCCAGAGTCGGCTTTTTCGGGAAGTCAATTTGCGAGTCGAGTTGCAGCACCACCCTCGGACTCTTCCACGGGATGAATGATCCACTCCTCGGTGTCCACCCATCGCTCAACCCAAACCGACCATGCGAGCAAACAACCTGATCCTTTCCTTCCAACGCCAAGTCAAATGCTGCAAGCGGCACAACTGGGCCGATAAACCTCACTGAACCCATCGCATTGTCCATCATCGCAGGAGTAATAATCCCCATTGCAATTCCCTCCTGCGGGAACCATCCCCGCGCCATCGTGTAGTACTCTGCCGTCCTCCCCTTCGCCTCGTATGCTTGATATCCCTGAAAGGTCTGGAACCCGTGGAAGATGATTTTCTTCTTGACCACATTCTCGCACCTCGCGGCATCCAGTCGCAGGATATGCCAACCATCTCGACTCTCCCACTCGAAATCCTCCTCGCAGTCCACAGTCTGCCATCCTCTGATCGGTTCGCACCTCTTGCCAAACTCACTGGTTCTGTCCTTCGGGTTGCTCGCTCCAAATATCTTGATCCTTCCCTTCGCACCTTCGGTATCAGCAGCAGATAAAATGTTCTGCAATCCCTCCCAAACGCCAGCAGGAACCTCTTCAGCTTCGTCCAACACAACATGAGTTCTACTCATGCGACCCCACTTGGGATGCGCTTTCGCTCTTGGTGCTGGATGGAATCCACGCAGAGTGCCTGCACCACTGTCACCCTTCGGTACTGCCACAAGATGGATGCCATTCTTGTCATCGTCATTCGCCTGAATCGACTTCACCAAGTCCTCGCTACCCTCAAACTCTGGGCGTACCAGAGCAGTGCGATAAAAAGTCTTGATCGCAGCAAAGACATTTCGTTGCGCGTGAGCTTCGGTGAGCGACACTACCTTGACGCAGGTGTACTCTGGGTCTCGCATCCAATCGAGGAGGAACCATGCGGCGGCATTAAATGTCTTCCCCATTGCGCCTGCTCCCTGAATCAACAACTTGTCGTACTCAAACAGACATCGCCATGTCTCCTGCGCCGAATGCGGTCTCCAGTCGTACACTGCCTCTCCCCACAACACAGTTGCTGCCGCTTCAAACTGATCCCCGTCGAGAAGTTTCTGGACGAACTGCATCACAAGATCGCGAGAGTTCTTATGCGTCAACACGACCTTGCCACTGCCTCTTGCCACATTCCGTATGATGTACTCGGCAGCATACAACAACCCGTCCACATCGCTTCGATCCGCTTGCTCCCTGACATTGCGGGCAATCGCCAGCACCTCCTGCACATATCCATTCTGCTCAACCATTGCTCTCCTCCCACTTGCCAACAGGACACTGCTCGGTTGCCATAACAGTCTTTATCTCCATGTTGCATCCGCACTGGTTGCACTTCCCCATGCCTCGATAGCCAGCAGCATCGAACATCTCACAATCCCCACAGATGCGTAATCTCCGCGCCACCTCTGCCTCGTCCACGCATGGCAAGCCTGCCGCCACAAACGCAGCAGCACTCGATACAAAGTTCTTCGCCTTCTCAAATATGCTCATTGTTGACCCTCCCCGCTTCCATGTCGCTATACTCTTTCAAAGTCAGTCCCATCCTGCTTGCCGCGACCCGCTGAACCTCTTTGCGCTTCAGCCTGTCTGCTCTCATGCGCTTGCCAATCTCGCTCCACTTCTGCGTCTCGTCAGGAACTTCGCCAGTCGCCTCGCACAGACGGCATGGTAGCTTGGCAAACTTGTTGTACGACTTGCCCTCCTTCATGTCGAAATGCGCGACCCCAATGAAGTAACCTTTCCCATGACAGTCAGGGCAGTCCATGTTGTCTCCTTGTTATGTCTTTCACCCTATTGTTTCTGTCCTGAACGAATGCCTCTCTTCGGATTGCCTGCCAAGGCCAATCGATGGCATCGCACAACTGCTCAAACTCCCGACTCTTCAGGAAATGAATCGCATCGTCCTGCCACTTCTTTGCGACATTGCCAGTGTTGCTCCGCTTGAATCCTTCGGTCTTCCCAGACGCATCCAAAAATGCTCTGACAATCATTTCCATAATCACTGTTCTGGTGAAGCGTAGCTCATTCTCTTCTTTTTGATCTCTCATTCGATTACCTTGATTGTTTGGTCTTCTGCGTTCATCCACTCGTACTCTGACTGCCAGTACATCTCGTTAGGTTCGATCCTTGACACTGCCTTGTAGTCTGGATGGTGCTTCCTGACGAAATCTCGTAGTGCCTTCTTGGTTCGGAATGCCGCTACAGGATAGCCATTGGTATTGTTGCGATACCCATGAAACAGGATGTAGACTCTCACTCCAGTTCCTCCAGATAGATCGGCGTTGATTCGCCAACCCATGCGCCTGCAAGGTTGAATTCAAAGTACTCCTCTGCTTGCTCCTCGTCCATGTCACGCATCAGCACCTCGATGCATTTGCGCCTGCTGTAGACTGCCAGTGGCTTGCCAAACTGCCTGCCAATGCCAAGGAACGCATCAGCGAACCCGTCTGCCAGAGTGATCTCCTCCTCGTCCAGTGCCTCTGTGACCTTCTCGGTGAGTTCGGTATCGGTCATAGCTTGAGCCACTGGGTTGGTGCTACAGGACACATAACTGCGTCCGTTGCTTGGAAGACCATGAACTGGAGACCGGGATGCTTCTCTGCGAGTCTTGCTGCCTCCTGCTTTGCTTTGATCAAGTCCCAGTGTATTCGGGTAGGTGGGTGCAATGGATCAATGCTACAGGTGCGCTCCTCGATGCAGGAGACCTCGTTGGCTTTATGGAGTCGGGTGATGATGTACATGGTTATTCGTCTTTCGGTGGTTTGGGTTCAGGTTGTCCGTAGACATGATTAGGGTTCTCTCGTTCCCATCGTTCTCGACGCTCGATGCCGTCCTGCTCTTTGCGGTCTGCCTTCTCGCGCCAGTACTCTTCTGGGTCATCGTAGTAGTCTCGTTTTGCCATGTAATGTGTTGGTTGTTATTGGTTAAGTCTATTATTGGATTCCATTATCTACTACCTATCTTATCAGAAGTTATCAACATTTTCGCTTTGTAACCTTACTATTTTCAGCGACATACGCCTCCAGTGCCTTCATGTCATTTTGTGCCTGTTTCAGCCCTTCTGGAGTGTTTGAATAAGTATGCGCATAGTCAGGCATAGGTTTCCCTCTGTATAATCTCATGCCGACTGGGCATCCGTTGGCAGTAATTGTGAGCATGACATCGAACTCAATCTTCATC